CAGTCCTTCCTTACAATACTGCGTTCGCCACACCTGCGGCTAACAGAAACACAACGGCTACGACTGCCACGCTTACTGAAACCCATGTCCAAGATGTCCTCACAGGTATCTACACACAGACTGGTCAGTATCGTGACTTCGACCTCCTTTGCGGTTCTGCCCTCAAGAGAGCGTTCACTAACCTCGCTTACACATCCTCACAAGGCACAGGCACAGCCCCTATGACTGCTATCCGCACTCTCAACAGAGAGTCTGATTCCCAGTCGTACATCTCGTCTGTCGATGTGTTTGAAGGCGATTTCGGTAAACTCCGTCTTCACCCTTCACACTTCCTCCAAGTCGCTTCTGGCGTTGGCAAGACCACCTGTGGTTATGTCATTCCGTTCGACCAAGTGGAAATCCGTTATGGTGGCAATGTCGCTGGTGTGACTGCCCTGCCTAACGCTGGTGGCGGTGAAGCCCGAATGATTGAAGCAGTTGCTGGACTTTGCGTCTACAACCCGCTTGCCTTCGGTGTGTTCGACTTCGCTTCGTAATCGAGGATGTCAGACTTAATTAAAAGTCTGGCAGAGGTCATTCCTCCTCACCTTCAATCGAGGGTGCAGGAGGAACTCCTCCGTGGCTGGAGACAGGAAGAAGTTAAAATGAAGGCTGTTGCAAAACAGGCTGGTCACTTTGACAGATTCAATTCTAATAAAGCCATTGAGGGTGTAGGTCAGAAAATCGCATCAATTCCTGTCCAAGCGTGGCATTACTGGGGTCAACGCCTTGGTTACGACTGCTGGGAAGACAAGACATTTATGCGGGAATTCTTGAGAGATAACCCAGAAACTGCGGTTAAAAATTACGCTAAAAAAGCCTGTGTGAATGGTGCAATATTCACAGCGGACGGATACATTACTAAATGAGAACTACTGATTTCAGCCAAGTGCTGTTTGACGCACTTCAATACTCTGGTGGTGACCGCCACAATATTACGGATGAGACATTTGCTCAATTCCGTGACTTCTCCCAATCACGACTCCGTGAGGCTTGGGAATCAAATCAATGGTCTGACATCTGCCGTATCGTAGATTTCACGACCTCACAAGACGCAAGCGGAACGAACTATTTCGTCCCATCCGCTGATGCCTCTGAAATTCTTGGTGTGTGGAATAAGAATCCACAGGACACCTCAAGAGCAAAGCAACTTGAATATCAGATTTACAACGAAGGTTCTGAAATTCGTATTGTTCTTCCTAGCATTATCGCAACAGGTTCTTACCTGTATCGTCAAAAATGCCCACAACTGACAGGTGACCCCTATCAGACCAATGTGGTTTACTACCTTAACAGCCAAATCTATTTTGACTCTGGTTCTGGTACTGGTGCTTTGATGCCTGTGCAGGGCAAGCCCCACAATGGTAACTTCTATATCTGTCTTGCGAACTCAACCTCAGTCGGACAGAACCCTAACTCTCACCCGACCCTGTGGTCTAAGATAGAGATTCCGTACATCTTTGGGTCATTTATGGCTTGGGGGTCTGCGGCTAACTGGTTCGTCTCCGAGACTATGATTAACGAGGCTACAGTCATCGAGCAGAAGGCTCAACAAGTTCTTGAACAGGAATACGACAAGTTCCTACGCCAACAGGCTCAGTTCGGCAAAATCAATATGTCACGCACTTACTAATTTTATGTCAATCATCTCAACATCATCTCCGTTCTTGCGTAGTTTTACGACTACCCAAGTGGCACTAAGCACTACTAAGATTCAAGTGCTTGCCCTTCCTGCGAGCATTACTACCAAGCGTATTATCGTGCTTATCCAGAACACATCTGCTACAGAAACTGTGCAGGTTATGGGTAACGCTACCGACACAGTTGGTATCGTCCTTCCTCCGCAGTCACAGTTCTCAATTGATAACTATCAAGGCGTTCTCCACGCTGTGGCTAACGCTGGTACACCTGCTATTAACATCACTATCAGTACTGTTTAATGGCTATTGATTTCACAGTTGGTGGTGATTCTGTTAACACAAAAAAGGCAAACATCATTGCCTCTGAAATTAATGTTTTTGACAGAGCAAACGCGGCTGTTGGGCTTGGTTGGGGAACTACCATTCCAAGATTTGTCACGGACATTGGAGTTGGCAACTGGGGTATTGTAAATCAAACTACAGGAGTTTATAATGCTTCTGCCGTTCACTCTGGCAATACTGTATACTTTAATGGTATGAACGCTAACACCGCCCACGCACATAAAATTAAAGTAATCAACAGTCTATCAGACTTTTCTTTAGCCTAATGAATACTATTAACGCACCATATAAAGGTTACGCTGGGTTCACCCTTAACGGAAAGATTGTCATCGTTGGTGCAGTTGAAGACAAGCAACAGTTTGACTGCATTGATGGCGTTCAGATGTTCTTTGGTAAAACCCTAGCAGAACTAAACACAACAATTGAGGATTCTATCGCCTAATGAGTATTAACCTATCAATCGGTGTTATGATTCCTACGAATGTCGTAGAGGTCGGTGACGAGATTAGTGCTGACCAATTAGCGGCTCTTGGTGCGGCATATGCTCCTTCTGTGGCTAATGCTTATGCTACTAATGCTTTTGTAACAGGACAGGGATATATTACATCTGCTCCTCCAGCCCAGCCATTACTCCGCACTTTATCCCTTGGAAGTCAACCACTTGATGAGACTGATAATTATTACATCTATGTCTTAGATAACTCAGAGACATTAACTCTCAATGATGATGCTACGAATAATCCTCCTATTGGAAGTGCTTTCACTATTTTATTTATTGCCAGTACTGCTGGTTATGTAAGTTGTGATTCTGGCGTTACGCTTAATGGCGGGTCGGGTACTTCTTTCGGGGGTGGTGCTGTTAAAACACTTATCAAAACAGCGGCTAACACTTGGTGGATTGGTTGATTTATAATTCTATGTTTACATTCCTATTATCACTTACGGCAATTGTCCTAGCCTTCCTAGGAGGCTTCTACGCTGGCATTAAGAACGCCAAGTCGGAGAAGGTTTCTTGGGGCAAGGAAATGCTTAACAAACTCAAGTCCAAAGAGTAATGGCTGATGGCAATACATATCAAAAGGATGGCGATGCAGGTTTCATAGGCTTAAACAGCCGTGACAACCCATCTGCCCTTCCGCAAGGGTATGTATCTGAGTCCATTAATTACCGCCTAGACAGAGGCGTAGCGTCTGCCAGAAAGGGTCTAGAAAGAAAGACAGTTGGTAGCATTGTCGGGAAGACTATATACGGCTCTACGACCTACATTGATAGCGTTGGGCAGGAGATTATAGTTCTGATTACAGAGCGTGACTTGTGGTACTATAACCCTCAGAGCGAGGTGCTGTCGTTGCCTGTGCCGTTTCCTAGTCGTGTAAACGGAGGTACATTTACATCTGCAACCATTGGTACTGCTCCAAATGTATATACACAAATAACAGTTACTAAAACGGCACACGGATATACCTCTGGGAATTCGTTGTCTATTGAAACATCTAACCTTAACTACAACGGAGTATACACAATTACTGTTACAAGTTCTAGTGAATTTACATATGTAGTCCCAGCGTTCCTAGTGCTTACAACTGGTACTTGCAATATGTCAATTGAGTACATAAATACATCAGATGGTTGCGATGTGTTGCAAGCGGTTGATAATGTTTTTATAACAAGAGGTTACGACAAGCGTCCTTTGAGATGGAATTTGGGTGTCAGTCTTGTTGCGATTCCTGCTTCTGGTGGCGGTCACGAATTTCCTAATTGCTCTCAATTAATTTACTACGGAAACAGACTTATCGCACAAGGTAAGTACCACACAGGAAGTATTGCCGAAAGAGACAAAGATAGCGTCAGCGTAAGCAATTATCTTGATTACCAGCATTGGGATATCCTTGATGTATTTACATTTAACAACGGAGGAAACGACCAAGTTACGGCTGTAGCACCTTGGACTCTTAACGAGTTCGTGGTGTTTATGCGTAACAGCATTTTCTATGTAAACACAGGCGTAGGGCGTTATGTTACAGGTGCGGCACTTTCTACTGACTCGTTCATTAAAACGCTTGTAACCGACATTGGGTGCATTGCAAAGCGTAGCGTGGTTCAAGCCGATGGTGGAGTTATCTTCCTTTCGGACAATGGCGTGTATATAATGAATCCAACGCAGGTTGGGGCTAACGAGTCTATGCGACTCCTTACCAACGCTCAACCATTATCAGCACCTATAGACGATGTTATTCAAAGAATTAATAGAACTTACGCTTATCGTGCTGTTGGGGTCTATTGGGGTAATCGCTATTACCTTGCAGTACCTGTTGATGGTTCTGCTGAGAACAATGCCGTTCTTGTTTATAACTTTATTCTAAAGGCTTGGGAGTCAGTTGACACATACCCTGCTGGGATTGATGTATTTAACTTTGTTATTGCTAAGAAAAATAACATCAGACGGCTGTACATTATCGATTCAGACGAAGGCGTGTTCTTGACAGAAGAGTTAGATGGTGACGAATACGGCAATAACATTGGAACGCCTGTTCTTCACGAAACACCTCCGTCCGTTCCGTATCTTCCTTTCTATCTAGGTGAAGACGAGTTCCAAAGTAACCTTATCCAATCATCCCTTACTACAAGAAGATATATATTTGGTACATTCAGCGACAAGCGTTTTAGTGGAAGTGAAATAGACTTGCTTTTTCAAGCAGGTGCTGTATTAGATACATACGCAGAAATCTCCAATGAGGACTCTACAGTTCTAATTGATGAATACGGCTCTCCTACGGCAAACGATGAAACCAGAAGAACTCCTATCAGAAAGACTGGAACTGGGCTTCAGTTCAGATTTGTTGCAAGAAACCTAAGACCTGCAATTCGTTCTGTATTTGCATACGGAACTGTTAAGGGCAAAAACACTCAATCACAAAAATAATATGGCACAGATTCAAAAAGGCGATACATTTGCAGACGGACAACTTGTTACAGCGGCTCGTCTTAATGCGTTGCTAGACTCCGCTTTGCTTAATACTAACGCCATTACAGACCAAGCATTAATTACCACAGGGGCAGTTGCCGATATGCTTCTTGTTTATCAAGTATCAACGGCTACGCTAAAGAAGATTTCATTTGATGATTTAATTAGCATCAATACTGGTGGTGGATTAGGAGTTCTTACAGCAACTCAAGTCTTTGGAAATACAGGACTTAGCATTGCTACAGGGGCTGGAAATGTAACTGTTGCTGGGTATAATGATACTAACATAGGTAACGCAAGTTCTTCATCTGGAGAAACAAATATCTATTCATACAACGACATTAATTTAAGTTCTTCTATTGGTGAGGTTTCTATTACGGCAGACACTACTATTACAGGAAATCTTACAATAAATGGAAGTAATAATATTATGCCAATTGGGGCTGTAATGTTATTTGCCTCGGCAAGTGTTCCTGCTGGATGGAATGCCTGTAATGGTGCGGCTGTTAGCAGAACCTCTGGAACATATTCTGCATTATTTGCAGTCATTGGAACTTTATATGGGGTTGGCGATGGTGTAAATACATTTAATCTTCCAGACCTCCGTGGAGAGTTTGTAAGAGGTTGGGATAATGGAAGAGGTGTTGATACAGGTCGTGCTCTTGGTAGCACTCAACTTCAACAACTTGAATCCCACAAGCACATTGCTTCTAACAATGATTGTCAAAACTACAACTCAGTCAATGGTACTGGTACTGGCACTTATAACGCTTGGTGCGATACTGGTGGCATTGGTTCTGGTGCAGGGGCGGCTTTGACTGGCGATGGTACACACATTGAGCAAACAGCCAAACTTGGAACTGAAACACGCCCACGAAATGTGGCTATGCAGTACTGCATTAAACTTTAATGGATTTTTCAGAAGAAATAACCTTTATCACGACTAACAAGAATATTGGTCGTAGGGATTATTTTGACTGGAAAACAGAAAGCCTTCCTCTTTATCTTAAATGGTCACTTACATTTGACTATCTATTTAAGGTAATTGAAGATAATAAAATAACAGGCATTGGTGTTGCATATCCTATTCAAAGAGATTGCAAGTGCATGGAAGACCTGTATATGTTTGGCAACATCGTTAAGAAAGAAGACGAACCAAACAAATCACTTTTTATACTTGAATGGCTTGCGGTCACCCCAAACGCCAGACGAGAACTAGTAACTAAGTTCAAGCAAAGATATCCAAACTGGGAAAATCAAAAGAAGTTTGGCATACAATTTGACAAGATGAAGTTGCTATCAAATAGATACATAAACCTTTTAAACAATATATAACAATGGGAAAAGTAAAAGCACCAGCCGAGCGAGGCTATTTAAGCGAAATGCAGTCAGCCCTTTCTGGGCAGATGGGTATACAGGGTCAATTGCTTAGTGCCGAAAAGGAATTTACTCCACAATACCAAGCACTTCAAAAGCAAGCCCTTATGGGGCAGATGGGTAATCTTGCGAGTATATATGCCCAAACAAATGACCAGTCAGTTGCCCTGCAACAACAGAACCTTCAAAGCCAAGGTGCGTTGTATGGTCAAGTTGGTGGCTACGCTCGTAACGCCTATCAAAACACACTAGACCCTACTACGGCTGGCTTGTATAATACTATGGCTTCTCAAGCGGCTAGTGGTCTGGCTGATGGTCGCAATCTCTCAGAACAAGAGATGCGTATGTCCCAAGGTAACGCTAGGGCGGCTATGGCGGCTAGGGGTATGCAGTTTGGAAACCAAGCAATTGCGGCTGAAGTTCTTAACTCTTATGATTTGGCTAACCAGCGTGAAGACAGGGCAAGACAATATGCAGGTGGAGTTTATGGAGTTGGTCAACAAAACGCTTTACAGGCTATGAATATGTATGGTCAACCTCTTATGAATCAAATGAATCAATTCTCTACCCCTACGATGCTTGGTCAATCCCAACAAATGTATGGTGGTCTTGGTGCTAAGTTGTTCCAACCAGAGTCTCAATATAACGCACAAATTATTTCTGCAAATCAACAGAATCAAATGCAAGCAGAGATGGCTAATGCTCAAGCAGAGGCAGGTATGATTTCTGCTGGCATTGGTGCTATTGGTACTATGGGTGCAGGATTCCTTGGTAACGCAGGATTATTTGCCGCTAAAACAGTACCTTCT